ACTACTTCCGGCTTTAAAGCAACTGATCCTAATGTAACACCAACAATCAATGAAGAAGAAGAAGACTTCTAAATTCAGATCAGGTCTTGAAGAACAAGTTGCAAAATTACTAGAAGGATTAGGAGTAACTTATGAGTACGAATCATGTAAGGTTCCTTATACCATTCAGCATCATTATCACCCTGATTTTATCCTCCCAAATCATGTACACCTCGAAACAAAGGGATACTGGTCTCCAGAGGACAGACGGAAGATTGCAGCTGTTAAGAGGGACAACCCAGAATTAGATTTAAGGATGGTATTTCAAGCACCATTCAATAAGATAAATAAGGGAAGTAAAACAACGTATGCAAAATGGTGTGAAAAACACGACATACCTTGGACTGCTTTCCACAACATACCACTCGAATGGTTAATTTAACTGAAAGCGAGTTCGTAAGGCACATGCCTTGCGGTAATTGTGGTTCATCAGATGGAAATTCTCTCTATTCTGATGGACACACATTCTGTTTTGTCTGTCACAATAGAACAGGCAATAATGAAGTTATTCACAGTCAAAGAATGACGCAAAATGTATACCTTACGGGATCAGCCGAACGGCTGCATAAACGTAATTTATCAGAGAAAACAAACAAATTTTACCAAATTTACAGGGACGGGGATGTATTACGCTTCCCTTACTACGATGAATCTGGCATACTCAAGGGTATAAAAACTAAAACAAAGAAGAAAGATTTTAGATATGAAGGAGTTTCCATTGATACTCTATTCGCTCAGCATAGGTTTCCTAGCAGTGGCAAACGTATTGTTGTTACTGAGGGTGAATTAGATGCTGCCAGTTGTTACGAAGCTATGCCCGGATGGCCGATGGTATCAGTACCGCATGGAGCCACTTCCGCAAAGAAGGACATCCAGAAACAAATACCGTTATTTCAGGGGTACGAAGAGATCGTACTTTTCTTCGATGCTGACGAGCCAGGGCGTAAGGCCACCGAGGAGGCAGCGTCGATCTTACCGCCAGGTAAGGTCAAGATTGCAAGGCTTGAAGGCTATAATGACCCCTCAGAGGCGTTACAAGCTAACGATGCTGAAGCGATTCGAAAGGCTATATGGGACGCTAAGCCGTACCGACCTGATGGTATTATTGAGGGCAAAACACTTGAGACATTAGTAACTACACCTATACCACCAGCTGACCATGACTATCCATTCAAAGGGCTACAAGATAAACTGCACGGGATTAGATATCAGGAGCTTACAACAATTACTAGTGGATCTGGCCAAGGAAAGTCCACATTCTGCCGTCAACTTGCAGTTAACTTACTCACCAAAGGGGTCAAGGTTGGGTACTTGGCACTTGAAGAGTCAAATCGACGAACAGCACTTGGATTGATGTCCACAGCTGTTGGCAAAGCCTTTCACATTGGAGAACATGACAGAGAAGAACTCGAAGAAAGTTTTCGTGATACCCTTGCTAATTGGAATCTTTACCTTTTTGATGGCTTTGGTTCTTTTGACCCGGACGTTATTTACAACAGGATCGAATACCTTGCCAGTGGATTGGAGTGTCGTGTTATATTCCTAGATCACCTTAGTATATTATTAAGTGGTCTTGATGGAGATGAACGACGCACAATCGACCAGACAATGACTAGATTACGCTCTCTTGTAGAACGTACTGGTATTGCCTTATTCCTTGTATCACATTTAAGGAGAAGTAATAATGATAGGACTTCGCACGAAGAAGGAGGTCGTGTGTCCTTATCCCAACTACGGGGATCTGCAGGGATCGCTCAACTTAGCGATCAAGTCGTTGCCCTCGAGCGAAATCAGCAGTCCTCAGATGAACGAGATATTGCGACTTTGCGAATTATTAAAAATCGCTATTCAGGCGAAACAGGCTTCGCAGGGAAGATAAAATTTAACTTAGACACTTCACGTTTTACTGATTATGAAACTACGGAAGCACCAATTTTCAACCCCAGCACCGACTTCTGAGTTGAAAAAACCTAACCCACCTAGTAAACAGGCAATTGAAAGTGCCAAATTCAAAGACAAGACCTACCACTGGGATGGTGGTATTCGATCTGGAAACAAACGGACTACTAAATGATGCTACACGAATCCACTGTATATCACTCTATTGGGAAAAAGATAGACGCACCGAATCGTTTAACGACGAGCCTTACACGAAAGATCCAAAAGATCTACCAATGGGTGGAGCGTACTCCATTACTTCAGGAGTCAGTGCCCTCGAAGTGGCTGACGTTCTTGTTGGTCACAATATCATCGGCTTTGACATACCTATTATTAAAAAGCTTTACCCTTGGTTTAATCCTAGGGGGATTATTATTGATACTCTTCTTTTATCTAGGCTTTATCATCCGAATTTATTCGATATAGATCAAAGACATGCGTGGAAACATATGCCCTTACAATTATATGGTCGTCATGGTCTTGAATCTTATGGCTATAGACTGAATGAGTACAAAGGAAACTTTGGTAAAACTACTGATTGGTCTGAATGGTCACGAGAAATGCAAGATTATTGCGAACAAGATGTTACAGTGACTACAAAATTATGGAATCATTTCCTCCCATACCTGACTGGGTCTCGCTAGAGCATCAGGTAGCACAGATTCTTACACAACAGGAGCTACATGGATGGTATTTTGATGAAAAATCTGCACGGGAACTTGAATCTACTCTCCGAAAAGAGTATGAAGAAACTACTAAGTTACTTCGAGACAGGCACCCTTTCGTTGCAGGATCAGAATTTACTCCTAAACGAAATAACAGACGAACTGGATACATTGAAGGTGCTCCATTCACTAAATTAAAAGAACTTAATCCTACATCAAGAGATCATATAGCATGGGTGTTGACAGTACATTACTCCTGGAAGCCTACATCAACGACATCTACGGGGAAGCCAGTCGTAGACGAGACGGTATTGAAAGACATTGGGACGGATATTGCTCTCCAGTTCTTGACACTACTGGATCTGACAAAAAAGCTTGGGATGATATCAGAAGGCGTGAACGCATGGCAGAAGCTATGTACGAAGTCTAGAATTCACCACCATTGTTCAGTAGCAACTGCTACATTTAGATGTGCCCACCGATCTCCAAATTTAGGTCAGGTGCCGAGTGATGAAAGATTTCGACGTTTATTTACTGCTAGTCCAAACCTACGAATGGTTGGTGCTGATCTTAGCGGTATTGAGTTACGCATGCTTGCCCATTATCTTGCAAGATGGGATAAAGGAAGGTATGCAGAAGTGCTCTTGCATGGTGATATACACCAAGAAAACGCTAATAAAATCGGTATTAGTAGAAAACTCGTCAAGACCGTCACCTATGCATTTTTGTACGGTGCCGGAGACGTTAAAATAGGACACTCTTATGACAAACAACTTTCACAGTCAAAGGCTAAGAAGAAGGGGCAAGAAATCCGTAAAGCTTATGTTGATGCCATTCCAGGTCTTAAAGAACTGTTGGAAGGCGTACACAAAGCTAGTGAGAGGAACTTTCTTTATGGACTTGACAACCGTAAACTCTTGCTTGAGTCGAGGCACAAATCCCTCAATTACTTACTACAAGGCGGCGCAGCGACGGTCGCCAAAAGATGGATGGTATTAGCCAATGAACATATCAAAGAGATGGGTCTATGCTGCAGTCAGCTCGCTTTTGTTCATGACGAGCTACAGTTTGAATGTACACCAGAACATGTTGATGACCTCAAATCTATTCTTGTTCTTTCCGCTGTTGAGGCGGGAGAGTACTATAAAATGCGAATCCCAATAGCAGCTGAAGCCAGTGATGGCTTAAATTGGGCAGACACCCACTAATGTATGAAACTATTAATCGATGCGGATTTCATCGTCTACAAAAATTGCGCTGCTGCAGAAACTGAACTTGACTTTGGTAATGATGTTATCGTTGTCACTTCTAACTTCAGTGACGCTTATACCGCAGTATCTAGAGAGTTATCCAGAATTCAAAACAAATTTGGGACATTCTCTGATCTAATACTGTTCTTTTCCGACAGTCAAAATTTCAGGAAAAAAATTCTACCAGAATATAAAGGTCACCGTAATCGGAAGAAACCGTGTGGCTATAAACGTGTTATTGAGGCGTTAAAGAAAGAGTATAAGGTTATTATGAAACCTACTCTTGAAGCTGACGATACGATGGGCATTTATGCTACTAAGTACCCCGGCAACTGTATTGTGTCCCCAGATAAGGACATGAAACAAATACCGGGTCAGTTATATAACCTTGATGAAATATTCACAGTCAGTTCGGAGGATGGAGCCAAGTGGCATCTAATTCAATCCTTGGCTGGAGATCAGACAGATGGATACGCCGGAGTCCCAGGAATTGGGGTAAAACGTGCAGTATCCTTATTTGAAGAGCATGGTTACAGTTGGAAAACTGTTGTCAAAGCATTTAAAGAGAAAGGCTTAACTGAAGATGATGCTTTAGTTAATGCTAGACTCGCACGTATACTTACAGCTAATGATTATGACTTCATCACAAAACAACCTATCTTATGGACTCCCACCACCGATTACCGAATTGACAACGGAACAGGACTTCAAAATGAGGCAGCTAGAACTACTACTGCCAAAAAATGAAGTAAAAAAAGAAGACATTATTACTATACTACTAGCACTACAGAAACAAAACTTTGTGCTAGTAAATTCACTCACCAATTTAGTTGAAAAATGGCCAAAGGTCCAAGCTACTATCAACGAGGTTCCTGCGATGTTTGGGATTTTATTAGAGAACAAAGACTGAACTTCCATCTCGGTAATGCTATCAAGTACATCTGCAGGGCAGGGTATAAAACAGATAGCAAGATACAAGACTTAGAAAAAGCTATCCACTACTTAGAGAACGAACTCCACCATGAAAAAGACCTTTATTTCAGAGCAAGCCAAGGAATTCCGTACGAAATACAACCT